TGCTTTGGACTCGGGTTCGACTCCCGACATCTCCATCCTTAAAATTACTCTAAGAAACTAGAAAATAGGTCATGAGTACCTCCGTAGCTTACTATTTACCAATAGAGCACGGAGGTTTTGATCTTGACGGATAGTGTCAAAACAGATAAGTCTACCTTAAGGGGAACTTATGTAATGGAAAGACGCGCCGAAAGAAGAGAGAATATTAAAAGAAAAATGATGGAGTTCTATAAAGAGCATCCATGTGTTGATTGTGGGGAAACGGACCCTAGAGTTCTGGACTTCGATCACATCAACAACAAAAAGCACAATATAAGTACGCTTTTGAGAAAAGAATACTCTTGGGATTCAATTCTAAAAGAAGCTGCAAAGTGTGAAGTTAGATGTGCTAACTGTCACAGAAAGAAGACTGCTGTGGATCAAAACCATTATACCAATAGGCTCTTAAATGAATTTTTTACAAATCAGTAAAGGAGCACCTAAAAATGAAAAAGTTTATGAACTTTCAGTTTGGATTACTGGTAGGAACTTTAATTGGTTCGGTTATATCGTCGGCAGTATGTGCCTTCGCATTTCAAGCTTTTGGTATGCAAGTGCAAGATCTTGACTTTTTACAAGATTGTCTACAAACTAAGTTAGAGGAAAAATTAGATGTATGATAAAAGAACAATGATGGTCAAAGAAGGAACAGTCGCGTATGGCAGTTCACTTGGGTACTACAACTTTTTCTACCCTGATCAAGATAAGGAGTGTCAATTTGTTTCAGACTGTGTGGTGCACAGAAATTCTTGGATGGAGCATAATGATTTTGTGCCCGTTAAAGCTCCAAAGGGCTTTGTGAAAGGGGACGCTGTAGAGTACGAAGATTGTGTTGTAGTATGGGTATCTAGAGAAGATATAGAGAAGTATTAACTACTTACTTGTAGCTATAAAGGAAACTAATTTAATGGCGAAAAGAACCTACGTGCTTGACACGAGTGTGTGCTTGACCGATGCTGATTGCATCTTCAATTATGGAAACAATGATATTGTTTTACCTTTAAAAGTTCTAGAAGAAATTGATAAGCATAAGAAAAGGCAAGATAGCGTAGGGATAAATGCTAGAATGATTATCCGCTCTCTTGATGAGCTAAGGGCAAAGGGATCCCTACAAAAGGGGCTCAGAATTGCTAAGGGCAAGGGCATACTAAAGGTCTCTGGTGGCGATCCAAAGTGCCTGCCAAAGGACTTAGACTTTAGAGTCCCGGACCATGAAATAATCTCTACAGCCCTAAATGAGGATATTCTCAACGGCTCAAGAAAGACTATACTTGTAAGTCGTGATATAAACATGAGAGTCATCTGTGACTCTTTAGGTATTATCAGTGAAGACTATACTGAAAATGAAATCATAAAGAGAGAATCAGAACTTTACAATGGATTTTCTACTATTCTTGTAGATGATCAAACAATCGATCAGTTCTACGCTGGAGATAAGATAAAGATCTCGGAAGAAGAGAATCCACGTCTGTGCCCAAATGAATTTTTAATGTTGGTGTCAAGCTCTAGCGAAAAGAAAACGGCCCTCTGCCGTTTCACGGATTACATGTTCCCACTACTACCAGTTGTTCAGTTCAAGAATGGCTTGTGGGGCGTCAGTCCAAGGAACAAGGAGCAGATGTTCGCCATAGACCTCCTTATGGATCCAGAGGTGCAGGTTGTGTCCCTAGTAGGCAAGGCTGGCTCTGGTAAGACCCTTATAGCTATTGCTGCTGGCTTAGAGCAGGTAATGGCCTCTGCTGATGTGAAGTATGGCCTCAAGGAGGCGAGTTCCAGTGATGTTACCTACAAGAGGCTTGTCGTCTCTAGGCCCGTTATGCCCATGGGTAAGGACATAGGTTTTCTCCCTGGCACGATGGAAGAGAAGATGGCCCCTTGGCTAGCCCCAGTACAGGATAACTTGAAGTTTCTCACAGGGGATGACCAAACAACTCTTGATGAGTACATGCAGCGCGGCATCATCGAAATGGAAGCACTAACTTACATTCGTGGTCGCTCTATTGCCAATGCCTTCATTGTCATTGACGAAGCACAGAACCTTACGGCCCACGAAGTTAAGACAATCCTGACAAGAGTCGGAGAAGGTACAAAGATTGTTTTGACTGGCGACATTGAGCAGATCGATAATATCTATATCAACGAAATGTCTTCTGGCCTCACTCACGCCGTAGAGAAAATGAAATTCCACAGTATAACAGGACACATTACCCTCAGAAAGGGTGAGAGATCTGAGGTTGCTACATTAGCGGCTAAGGTGCTTTAGCAATTGACATTATTGAGTCTTGTGTTATATTGTGCTTGGAGATGAGAAATGAGTGACTTAAAAAACTATATCGTTGAGTATGTCGGCAGTAGGCTTGCGCCTGAAAGCGAAGAAGTAACGGCTGAGATGGTTGTCGAGGTATTAGCTAAAGAGTTTCCTGAGATTGTTCTTTTAATGGCCGAAGAGAATTGGATAAGAGGATATGAGCAGGGCCTTGAAGATCTAAAGTTTTTTGATGGTGAAGAGTAATGTCTGATAAGATGGCTAACTTTGTTAAGGATTCTTCCTTGAACTCAAGAAGAAATTCAAATCACCATATCTTGTTTGGTACAGTTGATATGTACATAATCAATCCTTTACCAAAAAACGTTGATGTCCTAACTGTCATTGAGAAGGTAGAGAAAATTATTCCACCTCACATAGCTCAAAAAACAGAAGGAATATACGTTGGTAACTTCAAGGAGTTTGAAGAAAAGCAAGTTAATGCGATGTACAAGGACGGCACTATCTATATTTCTAGTGATCAAGACGACAATGATGATATGATAGATGACATTATCCACGAGTTTGCTCACGCTGCTGAAGACATATACGCAAGAGAAATCTACGGAGACAACAAGATTCAGTCTGAATTCTTAGGTAAGAGAAAGAGACTAAGAGATACTTTAGACCAGTATGAATACCTTAGTGGGACAGATGTTTCCTTTCAAGAACTAGAGTTTACTAAAGAGCTAGATGATTTCTTGTACAATGATATTGGGTATGATAAGTTAGAAAACTTTTGTATGGGCCTATTCACAAGACCTTATGCTGTGACTAGTATCCGTGAATATTTTGCAACAGCATTTGAAGAATGCTTGCTTGGTGATGGAGAATATGTTAAGAAGTTAAGCCCCATAGCCTATGATAAGGTTATGTTGGTTTGTTCTGACGAGGTGTAATTTGGCGCATATTTCGTATTCTGAGTTAAGAAATTGGACAGAGTGTTCTTGGCGACACAAGCTGATGTACCTCGATAAGATTGAAACATTTCAGGGGACAGAGCATACGTGTTTTGGTACTGCTGTCCACGAAACAATTGAAAACATGCTCCTGGGTAAGATACAGGAGCCTTATAAACATTTTCATGAGACATTTACAAAAGAGCTGTCTGAAATCGGAATGGAAGAAGATTCAGAACTGGCATCTCAAATGAGAGATCAAGTGAATGGTATTTTTGAAGCTGTTGTCCCTTCTCTGGATGACTACTTTAGTGACAAAGGCGGTTGGTCACTTGTGTCCACCGAAGAGCCTCTGATGGAAGCTATCACAGAAACTAAGATAAAGGACTTTAATTTTAAGGGCTTTATTGATCTTGTTCTGAAAGATGGCAAAGGTCACTACCACGTTATTGATTGGAAAACCTGCTCATGGGGGTGGAATGCACGAAAAAAGAGTGACTCTCTTGTCGTCAGGCAGTTAGTCCTTTACAAGCATTATTACTCAAAGAAGCTAGGCTTAAATCCGAGAGCAGTGTCAACACACTTTGGACTTCTTAAGAGAACTGCTAAGAAAAATAGAGTTGAGTTGTTTAGAGTCACAAGTGGAGAAAGAAAAACGAAAAATTCACTTGACTTTCTAGACATGGCGTTATATAACATAACTAATCAAAGATATCTTAAGAACAGATTATCTTGTAAATATTGTCCGTTTCATGAAACGGAGCATTGTTCCTGAGGTTTAGATGACAAAGAAAATTAAGATCCTAACTTTATCGGATCATCCTATGTCACCTTCCGGAGTTGGCACTCAAACAAAATATTTTATTGAGGCACTTCTGAAGACTGGCAAGTTTCAGTTTATATGTCTTGGAGGAGCGGTAAAGCATAAAGACTACACTCCACAGAAGATAGCGCCATATGAAGAAGATTGGACGGTCATACCGATTGACGGCTATGGTGATGCCCAAAAGATCAGGTCAATCATCAGGAATGAGAAGCCAGATATCCTATGGTTTATGACTGACCCACGATTTTACGAGTGGCTATGGTTTATTGAGAATGAGGTGCGCCCCATCATGCCTATGGTTTATTACCATGTGTGGGACAATCATCCAGCACCCTTTTTCAATAGGCCATTTTATTTATCAAACGACTTAATTGTCTCCATTTCAAAGGTTACACATGAAATTGTATCGGAAGCTGCGCCAGAAGTGGCGAACATTTACCACCCCCATGCGGTTGATCCTGCTATATTTAAGCCAGTTTCTCAGGAGGAGATAGACTCCATGAGGGAAAAGAACCTACAGGGCAATAAAGATAAGGTAGTGTTTTTCTGGAACAATAGGAACGCAAGAAGAAAGCAGAGTGGTTCTCTTGTTTTCTGGTTCAACGAGTGGGCCGAGAAGGTTGGTAGAGACAAGGTGTGCCTCATCATGCATACAGACCCGCATGATGTCCATGGACAACCCCTAGAGCACCTTATAGAGCGTCTTGGCAACGACGGTACAATCCTATTGTCAAATAAGAAAGTCCCACCAGAAATCTTAGCCAGTATGTATAACATGGTTGACTGTACTATAAATATTTCAGACGCTGAGGGGTTTGGACTAGCAACACTTGAGTCTCTTTCTTGCGGGACTCCAATCATTGTCAACATGACAGGAGGGCTGCAGGAGCAGGTGACAGATGGGGAGGACTGGTTCGGCGTAGGCATACAGCCTGCCTCTAAGGCAGTCATCGGCTCCCAGCAAGTTCCATACATCTACGAAGACAGGATTAGTAAGGAGGACTTCCATGTTGCCCTAGACCGTATCTACGAGATGTCAAGCTCTGAAAGAAAGCAGCTTGGGCTCAAGGGAAGGGAGCACGTAGAGAAAAACTACAGTTTTGAGAAGTATTGTCAGGGCTGGGTTGATATTATGCTAGAGGCATATGAGCAGCATGGCTCTTGGGAAGAGCGCGAAGGGTATAAATCTTGGGACTTTAGGGAGATAGTATGATTAAGAAAGTTTTAGTTAGAGGACCAGCACTAACGCAGTCAGGCTACGGCGAGCACACAAGATTTTTGCTTAGAGCCCTAAGGGGACAGCCAGAACAGTTTGACGTATATCTCATAGCTCTGAATTGGGGCCAAACGGGATGGCTTTCAGAGAACACTGAGGAGCGCCGATGGATGGATTCTCTTGTCATGAAAACTCATCAGTACGTGCAATCCGGTGGTCAGTTTGACATGTCAATACAAGTCTCCATCCCTAATGAATGGGAGAGACTAGCACCTTATAATGTTGGTGTAACTGCTGGCATTGAAACAACCAAGGTTGCCCCTATTTGGCTTGAGAAAGCAAATCAAATGGACAAGGTCATTACTATATCTGAGCACGCTAAGAGCGTCTTTGAAAATACGTCCTATCAGGGCATCAATAAAATGACTCAACAACCAATGACACTAAAGTGCGAGACTCCAATTGAGATTGTCCACTACCCTGTTAAGACTGTTGAGCATGCAGACCTAGGTATCGAGTTAGATTATGACTTCAACTATCTTCTTGTCTCTCAATGGGGGCCCAGAAAGAATATTGAGAACGCAATCAAGTGGTGGGTAGAAGAGAACTGGGATCAAGAAGTTGGGCTGATTATAAAAACATCCCAAAAGAACAACTCTATTATGGATAGAGAGCACGTTAGCAATAACCTGTCTAAGCTATTAAACGCATGCAGGCCAGAAGGGGCAAAGTGTAAAGTTTACCTTATTCACGGAGACCTTTCCGAGGACCAGATGCAGTCTGTCTACGTCCATAAGCAAATCAAGGCTCTGATTAACCTTAGTCATGGTGAGGGCTTTGGCCTGCCTATGTTCGACGCAGCACGACACGGACTTCCCGTTATTGCCCCTTCTTGGTCTGGGCAGTGCGACTTCTTGTACATTACATATCCCAATGGCAAGAGAAAGGCCATGTTTGCTGATGTAAACTACGACATAGCGCCTGTTCACGAAGCAGCCGTATGGGACGGGGTAGTCCAGAGAGACAGTATGTGGTGTTACCCACATGAGGGACATTACAAGATGCGCTTACGACAGACTAGAAAGAGTTGGGCCAAATGGAAGAAGAAAGCGAAGGAGCTACAGAGGTGGATTCTACAGCAGTTTGATTCTGACAAGCAGCATAAGCTTTTTGCGGATTCTGTTGCAATGCCTGAATTTGTGCCCCCACAAGTTGTTGTCAATGAGTAATATACTATTCATAGCGGACTTCTTTGCAGACCAGGTGCCTGGAGGGGGAGAGTTAAATAACAAAGTTTTGATAGAGAAGCTTTATAAGCGTGGCCACACTGTTCGTAGATTTAATAGCCACCTCGTTACACACATGGATTTGCTATACAATGAGAACATTATTGTTTCAAATTTTGTTAATCTCTCTGAAGAAAACAAAAAAGATCTACAAAATAGAAACTATATCATTTATGAGCACGATCACAAGTATCTCCCTGGTAGGAACCCAGGCATTTACCCAGAGTACCATGCCCCTAAAGAACATATTATCAATAGACAATTTTATGCAAATGCGAAGGCCGTTCTGTGCCAGAGCCAGTTTCATGCAAGCATAGCAAGAAAAAATCTTGAACTAGATAATATTGTAAGTTTAGGCGGTAATCTGTGGTCCGATGACCATTTGTCTATCTTAGAGGAAATCTGCAGAAATCCGCAAAGACAAAACAGACATGCAGTAATAATGTCGAATACTAAGCACAAGAATACTGCGAGAGCTATTGACTATTGTAGAACTCTTGGTTTGGAATATGATGTGATACCACCTTTAGAGCCCTCTACGTTCCTTAGGGAGCTTGGCGCTCGCTCTACACTAGTCTTCTTTCCTGGGACCCCTGAGACGCTGTCTAGGGTCGTCGTAGAGGCTAGGATGATGGGGATGGGTACAAAGACCACAAATAATATAGGAGCTATCCATGAAGAGTGGTTTTCGAAAAAAGGTCTTGACTTAATTGACTATATGCGTTATAAGCAAGAAGAAATAGTAAAAAATACTTTATCTTATTTAGATAACTAGGAGATTTTATGAATATTGGATTTATGGGCCTTGGTAAGCTTGGCCTGCCATGTGCTCTGGCTGCTGAAAGAGCAGGGCATACAATTTATGGATTTGACATAAGTGAAGAGGTAAAAAACATACTTGATACCAAAGCTCTTCCCTATAGAGAAGAGGGAGCGCAAGAGCTACTGGACAACCACAATATACAATGGTCCGATGTCCCAGAGTTGGTAAGAAACTCGGAAATCATATTTGTTCCAATCCAGACGCCGCACAACCCAAAGTATGAGGGTGTAACCAGACTCCCAGAGGAGCGGGTGGACTTTGATTATGAATGGCTAAAGTCTGGTATCAGAACTCTGTCTGAAGAGATAGAACGCCAAGGGCAGGACAAGATTGTAGTTATTATCTCTACTGTTCTTCCTGGTACGATAAGAAGAGAGATAAAACCACTTCTAAGCAAGCATGTCAAGCTTTGTTATAATCCATTCTTTATCGCAATGGGTACAACAATCAAGGATTTTACCAGTCCAGAGTTCGTCCTTTTCGGCATGGATGACGAAAAGGCATACGAGACAGCTTCAAAGTTTTATTCTACAATTCATGACAGGCCAGTGTATAAGTGTACAATAGAAGAAGCTGAGATGATAAAGGTTTCTTACAACACGTACATTACTATGAAGATTTGTCTTGCCAATACCATTATGGAAGTATCGCATAAGATGGACAACATCAACTGTGATAACGTCATGAGAGGTCTTTTCATGGCAAACGAGAGGCTGATTAGCACAAAGTACCTCCTAGGCGGGATGGGTGATGGCGGTGGCTGCCACCCAAGAGACAACATTGCTCTTAGTTGGCTAGCTAGGGAGATTGATCTTTCTTACGATTGGTATGAGAACTTGATGATTTGTCGCGAAAGACAAACAGATTGGTTGGCTGAGCTTGTAATCGATGCTCACGGCAGAACTGATCTTCCAATAGTAATTCTAGGGAAGTGCTTCAAGAAAGAGACAAACCTAACTGTAGGTAGCCCCTCAATTCTGCTCAAGAACATCTTAACAGAAGGCCGCTTCCCTGTAGAGATGTATGATCCCTGGGTTGACTCTGGAAACCCGCCACTACAGAGCCCAGCCGTATTCTTTATAGGCACGAATCATGATGTTTTTAAGGACTACGTATTCCCTCCGAATTCAGTGGTGATTGATCCTTGGGGTATGGACATTCCTAGCGCTCCAGATGTTACGTATATCGCAGTAGGAAGGGGCTAGTTATGAAGATTTCTGTGCTATGTCCAACAAGAAAAAGACCACAAAATATGCACAAGCTTTGTAGCTCACTGTATGATACTGCTGATAACCCCCAACAGATTGAACTAATTTTTTACATAGATAGTGATGATGAGCAATCAGTATCTATGTTCGATCTGCTGGATAGCAAGTATGAAAACATAAGCTACGTTTCCGGAGAAAGAATCGTACTAAGTCAGATGTGGAATGAGTGTTGGAAGGTTGCCAAGGGAGAAATTTATTTTCACTGCGGGGACGATATCATAATGAGAACTCAGGGGTGGGACACGCAAGTTGTGAATAAGTTTAACCAATACGAAGACCATATTATGTTTGTTCATGGTAACGACCTCTATCACCCCTTCCCAGGATTTGGTACGCATGGTTTTATTCACAAGAACTGGACTGATACAGTTGGCTACTTTGTGCCTCCTTATTTTTCAAGTGATTATAACGATACATGGCTAAACGAGGTGTCTGACATGATTATGAGGCATTTCTATGTTCCTATTATAACAGAACATATGCACTTTGTTGTTAATAAGAGCGAGATTGATGAAACACATAGAGACAGATTGATACGTCATAGAAACGATAACGTAGATGAGCTTTACCGCTCTTTGCGTTCTGAGAGAGTAAGGGATGCTGAAAAGCTCCAAGAATTTATTGATAATTTTGATGATGAAGGAGAAGAATAATGAGTGAAGATAAGAACATGCACCTTAGCGACCAGGCTATGGGTGCCTTAATGATGGCTCTACAGAAGTCCCTTCTAGAGCAATCTGATATAGTACCCGTCCTAAAGGGTTTCAAGTTCCGGCTTAGTGAGACTGGCTTGATGGTTATGAATCCACCAACAGTCAAATTAAATCAGGACTTTGGTGATGCCGAAGTATAATTATAGTTGTTCTGAATGCGGGAATGATTTTGAAGTATATCACTCTATGTTTGAAACCATAGAGCGATGCACTGTATGTGGAGCATCTGAAATAACTAGAAAGCCTAGTTCTTTCTTTGCTTCTGCAAACCCTAACAAGGCAGGGGCACTTGTCAAAGAGCACATTGAAGAGACAAAGAGAGAAGTAAGAGAAGAAAAAAGAAGATTAACCGAGGAGTACCATGATTGAAGCAATATTGGCGTTATCTCTGATAATAAATATACTATTATTTTGGTACACTAGGAATACTTTAAGCAATCTTCTATACCTATCTGAAAATCTTGGCTCTCTGTATGAGCTTGTGGACGATTTTGCAAACCACCTACAGGCTGTGTATGAGCTAGAGAGGTTCTATGGTGATCAGACACTTGGGAACCTTCTAGAGCATGCTAACGCTCTTAAACAGGTACTAGAGCAGTACGAAGAGATCTTCCTCCTGACAGAACCTATAGAAGAAGAAACACAGGAGGAGTCAGATGGCGAGGAAGAGGCGTAAGCGTACAAAAAATTTATATTTTACAAAAGAGCATGAAAATGCAATCATAGCTTATAACAATACAACAGACTCTAGAGAAAGAGCCCTATTGTACCGTACTTTTATACAGCCAGCTTTTAACGAGATGGTTGATAAAATTGTATTCACATACAAGTTTACGTCTCTTCCAAATATAGACGATCTCAGAGACGAGTGTAAAATATATCTTACTACCATATTAGGCAAGTATGATCCTGCAAAGGGGTCTAAAGCTTTTTCTTATTTTAGCGTCATTACCAAGAACTGGTTTATCCATAAAGTCAAGAAGACCAATAAAGAATCTAAGAGACAAATTGACCTTGAAGACCTCACAGCAGAAAACCAATTGCAGTTTGCATCAACTACTATCAAGTACGATGAGGAAAGGCAAAAAGAAGAATTTTGGAACCTACTATGGGAAGAAATAAGAGTCTGGGAGGACACCAGACTCAAGGACAGCGAAAGAAAGGTCCTTCAAGCAATTAAGATTTTACTGGAAGATAAAGATAATCCTAATCTAATTTTTAACAAAAAGGCTATTTATTTATATATTAGAGAACTCACGGGCCTAAACACTAAGCAAGTTGTTAACAACCTTAACAAATTAAGAACAAAGTATAAAGTCTTTAGGCACAGGTGGGACGAGGGGCAAATTTGAAAAAGCTAGATCACTACTTAGAAAAAGCTATATCAAATATCGAAGACGACAGAAAGATAACAAGAGACTTGCTCGATGATGTTGTACGTTATTTGAGCAAGGACGAGTCTAGACACAGAGAAGTGGGTTTAACCGCATCGAAGTATGTTGAGACGCTACAGAGATCAAATGAACAGCTTGTAAAGATAGCTGGCCTAATCCAGAAAAACCAATCTAAAGATGTTGGGCTATCTGACGAGGACAAGGAAGATATATTTAGCATGATCCAGGGTGATAAGTAATGACTCTAGAAGAAATCCTACAGAAAGCTCAGATCAATGCACTCAACGACAATACGAACTCAAGATTCGTATTGAAGAAGAACCGTTACACAGAGGGAACTTTTGAATCTGTTGCTGAGGCAATTGGAAAGATTTATTCTGATGCCCTGACCGATGATGGTCAAACTGATTACGAAGCAATATGCTTGGCCGCAATTGCAGATCCGACTGGTGAAATCCCTGGTGTCGAGGAAACAGATGAAAATAAATTTTTAGTAAAGGTACACGCAAGGGTACCAAAATTACATGCTAGTCTGCCAAAGCCAGATAGAGAATTTTGTGAGTCTAACAGGAATCTTGCTATCGCTATGCATCCAATATTTTATAGCTTGCAGAACAATAATACCATCCCCCAGCCCGGTAACCGCGTAAAAGTAAAGTTCTTTACTAATGGGCAAGGACAATACGGTGAATATCTTGGTATATTAGATCCAAAACAGATAGCAGCGTTAAAAGCACAAACATCTGCTAGAGAAGCAATGGAGTCTCCTGAATCCCCTGTTGTAACAAATGCGGAAGTTAGTAACCCCGCAGGAGGTGGTTCTAATGGCTAAAAATAAGGCAAGAAGTTTTAAAGGCTTTCCTGCCTCTAAAAAGAAACAACTAGAACAGCTAGACGAAGAAATACTAGCAAGAATGGCTTCTGGTGAAAAAGTTTTATTACCTGGTCAGGGAGGCACTGAACTAGAGGAGCCTCTTGTTGCATATGAACCTACAGAGGTTGAAGTGGTACTACCAAGGAAAGCAACTCACTGGGGAAGACATAGAATCGTATTTGGCAGAGATAGACACACGAGAGAGGGCCTTAGTGGCTATGGGGGCCGTGGAGCAACCGCAGCAGGGTCTATAGATATAGTTGTTGGCAGTGGTGGCCCAGAGCCTAAACACGGACAGATTGTTGGTCCCAACTTCTTTACTGATGCAGCAAGAATTTATCTTACGCAGCGTGGAGATATAGATAGATACTTTAATCTCCCGGAAGATATTCCGAATGCAATACTGCCCTCAGAAAACAGATCTGCCATAGGCATTAAGGCAGACGCGGTCAGAATTGTTGGTAGAGAGGGAGTAAGGATTTATACAAATGCTAGGACTTCTAATTCTGGCAAGCAATCTGAGACAAACTCGCAGGGAGGGGATATCCAATCAAAAAGTGGTATTCACCTTATTGCGAATATGGATGTAGGCACTGTCGATCCCTCAGGCTTTTCAGGGGCAGCAACACCCGCACAGATAGGCTCTGGCTACAACAAAGTACAGCCACTTGTTAAGGGAGATTTTCTTGTGGGATTTTTAGAAGACCTACTTGAGGAAATACAGAATTTGCAGAACGCCGTCGTGTCATTCGCCAATTATCAGATGCAATTTAATGCAAGTGTGGCAACACATACACACGAGGTTGCCACTGCCGCGCCCGCAGTTGCCTTGCCAGACTTCAAATCGTTAACTCCACAAGCAATAAAAAATATTATAGGTACAACTCAAGACACAACGGTTAAGACTGTTTTAGGTGAAATACAAACTAAAATACAAACTAACTATAACTGGTTAAAGCCTACTAGCCCCATTTACATCCTATCAAGGTATAATAAAACAAACTAGGAACAGAATATGCCAACATGTCCAGAAATTGCAATATTTGAAGGTGATCCATTTATCTTTTATGCTAGAAACTTAATCCATTCTTTTAAGTCAAAGTATGGAACAGAGAATCTCTCTAGACCTAGCGGAGATAAAAATCCTTTTGAAGATGGGACACAAGGTGGCGGAAATAGCAGTACGGGAAGTAGAAGCTGGAACTCTGTGGATGACGGTCAAAACAGAGCAGTAAGCAACGTAGACCCGAAAATAGGAATATGGAAAGGTGGAGATGCATGGAATAATCTTAACGTCGATCACGCCAGGAATATAACAAATTGGGATACGGCTCTCCCTTTTTATATAAAAGGGCCAAAATGGGATGCCTTTGACGATTATCAAACTGGACATTGGAAGAATACTACGGGGGCTAACGATGGTTGGCTTGACATAGCAGGTGGGCTAATAGTTCATCCGATGCTTCAACTAAGAGAAACTAGGTACACTGAGCAGGATAGAGGAGACATCCCTAGAAGGGATAACCCATGGACTAACTGGACATCGGGAAAACTAGAACTTAAAGATACTGCCTTGTTGTTAGAAGGATATTTGCAATTTGGCTTTATACTAGAAGTTTTAGCTGGGTTCTTGCATATTCATGATGAAAAGGGAGGAGAGTTTCTCAAGCCAGACATGGATCCATTTACGTGGAACCAAATGTTCTGGTACGGGTATGAGGTAAACGATCTATTAGGGTCGGAGGGTCATGGCGAAAGAACACAACTTGGCTTAGGATCTAGCAATTCTCTGTCAGGGGCAGGCTCAGATACGGGAGATAACTCCGTTTGGAACGGGGCCCTTAATCCCCCCTCATCCCCAGCCAGAGTGAGGTACATGCCAGTTGGTGGTGTAGGCCATACAGTTAGTTCTATTGATGATGAGGTAGATTTTATACAACCTAGAGGAAAAAACCTTGATGGCGATGGCCAATCTGGTGGCGCTATAAGTTCAACAGCGTTCCAGATACTGCACTATGCTCCGTCTGGCCATTCTGTTAAAATAGAGAATGCCGATTACAACGCCTTTTTATTCTGGCTGAAAAAGGCTCTTGAAATCTTAGATTCTGCAGGTTTAGGGCCGGTTGACGGAAGTGAATTTATATCTGAAGTTTTTTCCGGCGCAGGCCGCTCCCCTACATCCGTGGACGCTTGTAGCGGAAGCCCCCCTTACGGCGGATCTTTCACGGACGCTGAACTTACAACAAACGAATGTAATATAAAAATATTTAGAGCCATGGCAGACAGGCTTTATTTTGACGAAAACCCTCTTGTGGATACTCTGGATTATACGGTAACCAACTACTGGAATTCTTTTCTTGAGGCTCATAGCACTTCTATCTCCCTCTCTACCGAGGCGCTTAACGAAGCGATACTGCTTAGGGGGGCTGACGGCTATGGCTGCGAGGCAGTGGAGTTAGATTCTGAGCTGCCTACTCTTGGGCCTGGTAACGCTAACCCCGGACAGTGCAGAGACTTAGGTGACGGAGAGGAAGTATTTGTCGAGACGTACCAGAGCTGTATACCAAATCCAGATGCTGTAGTCCCAAACTGGCTAAACCAATCAGAAGATGAGCCATTTTTAAACCAGAAGACTTGTGAATATTCTATAGTTATGCTGGCGGATCCTCCAAGCTGCAGTGAAGAATACTTCAATACTTTTATCCCAGACGCTTTGAATAAGCTACTTGACTACTACAACAAGGAAGTTAATTCTGAATTTACAAATATTACAACTGGATTCCAAAGAACGTTATCATCTAGAGACGCCCTAACGAATGGCAGTGAAGGTCTGTACCTTGACGGACTCGCTTTTGTTGGAACCGCAAAGGTGAAGACATTCTATATCCCCCCTAGGCCAAAGGCAAAAACAAAAGTTTTGATTACGGTGTCTGCTGAAGAATTCAACAGGATACCAGAGAGGCAGCCAAAGGTTGAAGAGGGTACTCCTACCCCTGCTTATTCCTCCGGGGAACGCTCTTTTGTAGTCTTTAAGGCACAAGAGATGGAAGATATATTTGATAAAGTTAGTTATGCATTTGGGCTTTACGATAGGTTTTATGCCCAATGGCATCTCGACACAGGAAAGACTATAAAGGGCTTAAACTTTTCAACAGAATCCAAGAGGATTGAGAGCTTCTTTAAGGAGACTGACCTTCTGCTGAGAGAGTCGGGTTACGATATTAGAGACCTAGAGTGGATTGAGATTGGCTTTAGCCCAGAGTTTGCAGTCGAATACATAAAAGTGCAAAAAGAAAACTCTTCTCCAATCCAGATAGAAAAGGGCTTTAATTCATTTATAAATCGTTCTCCCATGAACGACAAGACAACTGCTGCTTATGTATCACAGCTACCTAACATGAAAAACGACTTGATGATTAGGGAAGCTGTATCTTGGTATGATATCCTAAACAAGTACAGATTTCCAGAGATTGAAGAGACTTACGGTCTAGACAACTCTTCACCAGTAGCAGATGGCAACGAGTCAATAAAGCAATTGGAGCAGGAGATCTGCGCTTCTGGGCTATCGAGCGGAGTGTTTGAACCAAATCTATTTGGAAGCTCAATTCAAAGACAGAAGTGGGCGGAGAGCCAAATTAACGACATTAAGGGAGCACTACTATCTCAGTTTAGCTCAAACCCATGTGCCCTTGTTGATGGAAAGATTTTAGAGCATCAGGGTAGGACGGATTTCGCTCTTCAAATCACAGATATGACCCTAAAGGAATATCTAACAAGCGACAGGTTTATCAATGACTTACCAGAGCTTTTGGTAAGAGGGCGATATAAAGAGTTAAGTGATTTATACGGAGGGATGCTAAACAATCTAGGAATGTGTGGCTTGATTGATCTTATCAAGGCTGCAGTTGATTGTATCTTAAACGCTCTTGGGTATGACGACGCAATTACATTAATTGTTGGTGCAGCAGTAAAGGGTATGGATGATGAATTTATAGGAAAGTTTATTAATAATTTATCACCCGAGGCGCAGGAAGTAATTATAGCTTCCATAAATGAAGTCGCGCCGCAGCTGCTTCCTTTCTTGGCCGGCTTTGTCACTGTCACGGTCCTAGATGATGGCGGGGCCGTCATAGAGCCAGTATACGACAGGCAGAGCAGCTACACTAGTAAAGACGTTCCACTAGGCTCTTTGGGAGACCAGGCTGTTGTTGGTGTAACAAGAACGCCAGGGTCTGTAACGACTGAGTTATCTTTAAGTGATCCACCTGCCCAAGTTGGATCATTGGGTAGAGAACAAAGAGCAGCAACTCCGCAAGACTATGGACAACTAAAAGATGTAATCTATGATCTTGTTGTCAACGACTTGTTAAATCTAGATGAAATATTAAATGTCTTGAACAACCTTCCTGGTGCTGGAATTGCAATCAACATCTTGCAGAAGATAGATAAGTTCTGTATTGCGCCTCCGCTCTTTTACCCACCGCTAAAAGAATTCATTAAATTACCTGGGGTTAATATAGATTTCTGCGAACTTCAGGCTTCCATTACAATCCCTGTCTTGCCTAAGATAAGGTTCAATAGTATTTCTAAAACACTAATTGATAATGCGTTAAGGGTTCTAGAGGAGCTTCTTATTCGCCTGCTCATCCTTATCCTAAAGAAAATATTGGAAATTATAGCAGAAGAACTTTGTAAGACTAGGAGAGGACCAGATCCCCTCAACCTGCGAGACGCCCTAAAGGCTAATCTATGTGGCAATGCTGATATCGACCCTGAGCTTGTAGACGGCGCTCTGACAGATCTTCTAGCCAATAGGGGGTGCTACACCGATGCGGTCGCTATGGGCCGCTTAGTGGACAATGTAGCGGCTGTGGTAACACAGTGTGAGCTTGTTGATCTTATAAACGGAGAGGGATCTGACAACCTTTACGACCTTATAGTGGAAATTGTTAGAACTGATCCCGTTACAGCAACACTAACAGAATGCCTATTTGACAGAGATTCGGTACATGAATTCTTCAAAGCGATAGGTGTCTTTGTCGATCTTGAGCAGCTTTGTATCCAGAACCCAACAAACCTACCTGTTTCTAGAGAAGTTTGTGATAATCTGGGCCTCCTTAACGTATTCCGTGCTACGAGAGCAGAAGCGTTACGCGCTAAGGGAGTTGATGAGGGATGCATCGAGGATCAGCTATGCGTGCTAAGAGATCAGACTGTAGCCGACCTAGAAGACCTCATGAGCTTGCTACAAGCTGGCATCTTCAACAGTGTGCTTCCGGATATCATGAAGGACCCAACTAGTGACAAGCCAGGTCTTCTACCCTCCGAAATGCCGATGGACACAATCGCACTAGAGAATATATACAATAACGTTTTTGATACAATGTCCCTGTCTTTTACCGAGGATATTATTGGTAAAAGAGGGTTTTTAAACATGGTTCTGGCTGACTCTAGAGGCAGAGGATATAGACAGCACCTAGGATTCCAGAATTCTATCCTGGGGCCATCCGTTCTAAATATATATGGCTCTCGTGGCACCAGAGCTTATCCACCGAGAGATGAGTGGGGAGACGGCGCAGGATCCCCCAAGGACCACAATAGTTGGGTAACAGGGCCAAGAGAATTTACAGAAGGTAATTTGTGGAAGCTACCATTCTTATTTAACCCTCTATCCTCAACAGGCGACGGCGAAACAGAAGAAAATACCGGAAACAATTCTGATGGAGACGAAATTTCTGGTAGGGCACCAGCATTAGGCGGCCTACCAGATAAGGTTGCAGGGCATTTACAAGATAGCCTGATAACGCTAAGCGCCCCTTACAGCGTGGACTCAGGATATACTACTAACTTATTCTGGTTTGATTATGACAACCCAGATACCATGCAATTTACATTTAGTTTTGATTATTGGACGACCCCACCTGAGGGACAACTACATTCTTGGGACGGGCATAGATTAAGAATAAATATGAAGAACGAAAACTGGAAAGACGAAGGTGGCGACCCATACGAGGAAGTAATAGCATTTTTCAACGTTGTGTCCTCCGTAGACGATACAGTCTCAGACTTTAAGAGCAACATATTGAGTGAGTATTACATTGATGGTTCATCTAGTCCAGATTCTACTTTCCAAGCTCTTGTCCAGAATAGTGTTTATACTACCTTGGGGCAGCCAGATACACCTAGGGGTGACGCGGCTGGAACACCTGAATTTGAAACAAGATACGGCTCTGTTGAGGCTCCTATGGTTACCGGGTTTGAAAAGACAAGCCAGAGAATTCTAGAGGGCTTGGCCGAACTGGTTGCTGCGGAGGACAGTGATGACTCTCCGTTTGTCTATGGCTTTGACGCCACTAAACCACCGATTATAAAATACTTCCACGAAGAGGAGTTTGGCGGTGATATTGGGGCTGCCGTTGAAAGATACGGTGGCTCTGAAGGAAATCCTCCTTTCTATCTTAAGCAGCCGATGAACAAGGGCTATCTAAGAATAGCACAGAAAATTATTCCTGAGTTTAACCCCTGCGAGGACAGCAACGATGTCGTCACATTCCCAGACTTCTCGTCACTAAAATCTGTATGTTCTGAATTTAGTTCTCAAATTCCCATGGATGAAAGGGCTGGCCTTAAGGTCAAGGGTGTAAGCGAAGGCAGAGAACTACCTTTTGATAGGCACCTTTCGAAGGCTTCTCTAGGTATAATTGAAGGCACAATATACGCTACAATAAGAACTTATGTTGTCGAAGTTTTAATGAAGAGTCTCCCAGTTTTGCAATACCTGGCGCTATCAGAATTTAACTATGGCGATATGTTATCTGAATTTGTGATAGACAAGATGGAGCAGGGTATGAAAGACGTGGGTCGTGGCAAACGCTTTGTTCCAAAATACGAAGATTATTGGTGGCTGTTCTTAGAGCAAGTTGTTCAAAACTTTGGTATAAAAGTTAATCAAGGTATTATAACAGATGTTACACCTGAGGAGCAAGAAGCCCTAGATTTTATTAACCAGTTTGTAGAGGATAACTGGGTTTACATTCCTCCTGGGTTGGTTACTGGTTTAAGCTCTGCAAGAAGGCTTGCTAAGCGTAGGAAAGAAAACTGGGATAGTATTTTTGAAAGCACAACCGGGATTAATCCGACTACTGGTTTACCAGAAGCTATCGAGTCGCCTGTTATATCGCGCTGCAAGACTATACTTAGACGCTACATTCGTGACGAGTATGCAAGGACAACAGAAATATTCTCAGAAAGCATCAATCCTGAATTCAGTGATATTAACGATGTTATTTTGAAGAGCCCAACCATTGTTCGTGGTTCTATTGGAACGACAGAAGAAGGCCCGTATGACGTGCCAAATGCTGCTTATTATGAGTCTCTTGCCGCTGATGTGTCTGCTGCTATCCATCCATATGATTTACCAAGCATTTTAATTGGCAATTCCAATGCCCCATTCGTTCTTGAGAGGTACCTAGTTTCCAAGGGCTCCACAGACACGGCTAATACTTTCAAGCTTTTCGGGTTTGTCTCCAATATCTTCGACGCCCAGACAGCTTACACAGGCGAAGTTCTAGCAGAAGACGAGGTATACTTTGGATTAAGAATCAGCTTTGTTCCAAGTGCAGCTAGGGTTTCAAGCCTTACAGACAAGATGTCGGATGCTCTGTCAGATGTACCAAATGAAACTGGCTACACCCACAAGGCATTTAGCGATATATATAAGAATGTAATTCCATTGGCATCGGCAGAGATACAGTTAACAGCCGATGCTTACGAGGCGGGCCTTTATAATGATTATTTACAAGATTTGGTATGCTTGTTAGTTGAAACGCCAGAATACAGAACCTTGTTTGAGCATTGTTATCCCATGCCGAAATACATGGACTTACTCGCTCTTTACTGCGCGAACACATTTGTGCCCTCCCTTGCCAGAGTCGAAGATGGGTGGGCTGCGACGGCAAACGACAACCAAAGAGGTGGTGGTCGCTGGATCGGCCTAGGGAAGAATGGAGGTATGAACACTTGGCGTGGTAACGAGGGGATGAGAAACTCCTTCAAAAATACAAAATTAGTGGCCAGACAGACATTAGAAGCTGCTTGTTATACTAGTTACGATTACAGGGATAAGGACTACATGAATCCATCTGAGGTTTACATTGACAACTTAGGCTCTAATTCAGACCTGAACCCAGGGCTTAAGTGGTGGCAATGGAGTTCCTTGAGACCTGCACCTTGTAAGAATGGAGATGACTAGCAATGTCAGGGTTTTCGCCAAAGCTGCCACTGAGTCTAGATCCGGATGACGGGTATGCTTTAACAAAAAGCTTGAAAGAAGTTGCAAAACAAAACTTCAAGCATCTAATTCTGACTAGTCCTGGGGAAAGAATTATGGACCCAGAGTTTGGAGTTGGTATCCGCTCTTACCTTTTTGAAAACAACGGTCCATCCACATACGGACAGATAGAGGCTAGAATTAGGGAGCAAACCCAAAAGTATCTACCGTACATTCAGATAGATCAAATTAGCTTTGGGAATACCGAAACTAACCCAAATATATCTGAGAACTTTCTTAGCGTAAGGATCTCTTATATAATAAGGAGATTGGCAGTTGCCGATTCTCTAGAAATCCCATTAAATTAAATAACAATACTATTTAATAGAGATCAGGAGTAGTTTAATGCCAGCACGTAAGACTCCAATTAAGTATACGAGTAGAGAGTTCGATAGTATAAAGAATGATCTGATAGAACACGCAAAGAGGTACTATCCGGATACATTTAAAGATTTCAACGAGGCTTCTTTCGGAGCTTTGATGTTGGACACAGTTGCATACATAGGCGACATACTATCGTTTTACCTGGACTACCAAGTTAATGAGTCTTACTTGGATTCTGCAATTGAGTACAACAATGTCATTAGGCTCTCTAGGCAGATGGGGTACAAGTATCAAGCCAACCCGTCTTCCTACGGTTCAGTCGCAATTTACGTTATCGTACCAGCCTCTACATCTGGTCTTGGACCAGATACTTCCTATCTACCGCTGTTGAGAAAGGGGACACAACTTTCTTCTACTTCTGGAAATACTTTCATGTTGGACGAAGAAGTGCGCTTTGACGACCCCTCAAATGAGATTGTTGCTGCAAGAACCGATAGTTCTACCGGCCTGCCAACTCATTACGCGATCAGGTCTTACGGAAGGATTGTGTCAGGCGTGTTTAACGTAGAAACAATTAGTGTAGGATCGTTTGAGAGATTCAAGAGGATAAAACTGGATTCAAACAATGTCTCAGAGATTGT